CCCCGCGCGCCGCCCTCGCCCCCACGCCTCGCTTGCGCCTTTTTCGATGGGTTTGTTGCATGATTGGGCCTGTTGCTCGGAGGTCAGGGCACCCCCTGTCCGTCGCAACTGCGTTACATTGGTAATGTCGCCAATCACCCATCACGAAAGGCGCAGAAATCTGCGGTTTCTGGCATTACGTTGCCCCGGTTATCTGGCGTAATATTTTTGGGCGAGCATGGTTATCTCATTGATAAACAAGGATTCTAGAAACTAGCAACATTGCTCACTTAGAACGTAATCTGATAACCTCAACATTACTAATATATAACCTATTAAGTAATTGATATATATAGAATATTACGTTTGTAACCTTGTTGCGACGGACTGCCCGCACCGCTGTAGAATCGCCCCTTTGCGCGCGAAATGCGTCGAGCTGCATGCCGACTGGTCGAGGCCGGATGCAGTGGTCGGAGCTTGCGTTTCTTTGCGGTGAGGGTGCGCCGTGCCTGGCGTCAGGCTTCGCCGGTGGGGTGACCGATCTCGCTGTCATCAATGGCGAGGTAGCGGGCGACCTTGCGTCGTGTGCGTGCCTGTTGTTGGGTTGGCCAAGGTTTCAAAGTCGGAATCCCGCCAGTGCACATGACAGCAATGGGAACACCGAAGTGGTGGATAAAGCCGTTGCGATCCACCGCTTGATGTGCGTAAATCATGTCAGTGTCGGTTGACCGCGATCCCGAGGGCGCTTCTGGAAGGCGACCTCGTTCCCAGGAAAAGGGTCAACCGACACTGACAGCTGGCAATGCGTTTGGAGCACACGGCCGGGTCAACACCTTCAACCCAACCAGCGTTACTTGGATTTGTTGAGGTATGTGACCAACAGAGATTGTGCCAGTTCGGCTTGGGAGGCAATACGGTAAAATCGAAGTTCCCGAATCACTGTGCCTGCTGAAATGACCAAAAGGGTTCGCTGCATCGGTGGCTGCTTCCGCTTAACCATTGAAATAATTAGATTTACTGAAGCGGATGCACTTAATCTGCTCTAGGTTTCCCGTCACTTTATAGCCGAGTCCTCCACAATTTTTGATGCCTGGTGTGCGGATCTGTGCATGCGGGTGCGGCTCATGAGATGCCAAAGGCACAGCGTTTCCACTTGCATCTGTTCCTAATTCGTTCGCACATTCGGAAATGCGAATCGCTCGCCCAAACGATCGGCTGTTGGATGAAGCGGTGGGATATGCCAGCCACATTCTGATCATCTGTCGCCCACCTGCATTTGAGGGGCGACCGTGCGGGCATCGCGCGGTCTGGCTGACTGCGGATCTGTATGCACGCTTGCCCCATTGCCGCACGGTGAGCGAGTTCAAGCAACGATTGCGGTGCAGCCGGTGCAATCGCAAGGGGTGGTTGTCGATCGAGGCGGTGCGGCGTTAGCGGGTGTCGACAGGGTTGCCGATGCGTGGCAGCTTATGCCGATGGACGAACCGCCGCCCGCATTTGCCGACGTGAGTGACGCCGATCTGGTCCGTATGTGGCAGGCCGGTGGGGGCGAAGGCGAAGAGGCCGAGGCGATCGTCGCAGAGATGGCACGCCGCGAGATCGATTTTTAGGCCATGTGCAACCTGTATCGGATGCGCCGTAGTTCTGCCGAAGTCGCTACGCTGTTCGCCGCCTCGTTGCCCCACCAGTTCAACGCGGGCGAGGAAGTGTATCCGGGTGCGACCGGGCTTGTCGTGACCGAAGGCGAGGGCGCGCGGGTGCTTCGGTCGATGGTCTGGGGGTTCCCGTTGCCCCAGAAGAGCAAGAAGACGGGCCAGCCGATCAAGCCCAAGCCGGTCAACAATATCGCGAACCTCGACAGCTTTATGTGGCGACACATCTCCGGTCGTCCGGCAAATCGGTGCCTGATCCCCGTCACTGAATTTGCCGAAGCGGAGGGAGAGAAAGGCGCGAAGACGCGGACGTGGTTCAGCGTGCGCGATCGCCCCGCCTTTGCCTGGGCAGGGATGTGGCGGGACAGTGAGGAATGGGGGTCGGTCTATTCCGGACTGATGACCGATGCCAATGCGGCGGTCGCGCCGGTCCATGATCGCATGCCGGTGATCCTGCACGCTGACGAACATGATGCCTGGCTGCACGGTGATATCGAGGATGTGCGGGCGTTCCAGGCGCGGGTGTTTGCGCCGGAACTGATCGCGATCGAACGCACGCAGGATCCGTGGCTACGTCGCAACTGATGCGCGAGAAGCCCTGAAATCGGCCTATATATCCGCTTTGGCATCTATCTCCGATTGCGCGTTAACGACGCCGAACTTACCGGACCCAAGGTAAGCGTAACTGATGCGCTGCGGGACTGATTTGGGCGCGCCGGGTGAGGGGATCAAGCAGGATAACCCCTGGCCTATCTGCCGTTGCGTGGTGACTAGAATACTAGCCCGCGCCACCCCCGCACCTGCGCGCAT